GAAAAAATTAACGGTACTCTTATTGAGGTGACAATAAACTCATCGAATTTAAAATCATCGACTTATAATACAGAATCTAAGTCACTTTCGGTTGAATTTAATAATGGTGCTATTTATGAGTATAGTGAAGTGCCATGGGAAGTATTTACAAAGTTCCGTATGGCAGAATCACAAGGAAAATATTTTAACACTAATATATCAAAGACATATAAGTACCAAAAAGTAAAATGAGCATTTTAAAAGAACTGATAGAAGACCTCGAAAAGGATAAGGATATTGTTAAATCCTTTATCCCTAAAGAATCATTACCTGACATGGTATTTGATAAGGAAGGGGAATCTTATAAGTTAAAAGAAGAAATTAGAGAAAAGTTACTTGAGATTAGTAATGAATTTTTAGAATTCATCGGTATCGATTTCTTTGTCTTTGATATCCATTTAACAGGTTCACTCGCAAATTTTAACTGGTCAAAATATTCTGATGTTGATTTACACATCTTAGTTGATTTAGATGAGTTTGATGCGGGTAAAGTTAGTTCTATTGCATATCATGAAATCATGAAGGAGTTCTTCGACAGTAAGAAGAACATTTGGAATTCCAACACTAATATTACGATTAAAGGATTTGATGTCGAATTGTATATTCAGGACATCGACGAGAATCATTTATCGACGGGGGTTTACTCTATATTAAATGACGAATGGGTGGTAGAACCTAAAAAATTGGAAACGGCATTTGATTTAGATGAGAAGAAAATCTTAGATAAGGGTGAGGAGTATTCCAAATTAATTGACAGTTTAGTTGATTTATCTGAGAAAGGTGAAGACGTATCTAAGAGCGTAGATGAATTAAAAGCAAAGATTAAAAAATTCAGACAAAGCGGACTTGAAAGTGGTGGGGAGTATTCTTATGAGAATTTAACCTTTAAACTATTAAGAAGAAATGGGTATATTGAGAAATTAATGGGTATCAAAACGTCATTGAGGGATAAAAAATTGTCCCTACCGCAATGATAAACCTCAATTTTTTTCTTTATATGCATATATTTATAGGATACGAAGAATAATATATTTATCAATAATTAAAAAACATGGCAGACTTAAAACCATTAGGAAGTGAGAAACTTCAAGGTGACGACAAACTAAAGAGAATCCTTGAGTTGACTTATTACGGTAATAAATCAAAATCTACATCCACATCTAAAGCCGAATATGTTACAGAATCGGTAAACGGTGTTTACGGTATCGTTAAAGAAAAGGATGGGTATTACGTAAAAAAAGGTTTAAATGAGAGTTCACTTGATTATATCGGTGGTCTATTCATGAAAAATAAAAATAGATTTAACTCATACGCTGAGGCGTTAAAGAGATTAGACCTTTTGAACGGTCAGGAATTACAGGAAGCAACAAAATATGTTTTGAAATCAAAATCTCCTGTAATGAGTGATGAAGCTATGGAACCAGCACCTGTTGCTGATATGCCAGCTGAACCCGCTCCGATGCCTGAAGTCCCTTCAGAAGTACCAGCAGAAGAACCAATGATGGAACCTTCACCTGAAGAAATGCCGTCAGATGAAATGGGTTCAGAAGCTAAACCGTCAGATTACATGGCAGAAATCCAAAAATTCGCAGGTAAACTTGGTCAAGAACTAAGAGACCAAAAAGAGAAAATGGAAAGTGATGATATTAAGTACGTTCTTAATATGGTTATTTCAGCAGTAAACTTAGATAAACTTGAAGATGAGGATATCGAAGAAATTGCTAAGAAATTCGAAAGAGACGAAGACGAGATGGGTGGTGAAGAAATGCCATCTGAAGAACCTGAAGTTCCCGCAGAAGAACCTGAAACAGGTGATGAGGAACTTGGTGAAATGTCAATGATGGATAAATTAGAAAGTTTCGTTAATATGCCAGCAGTACAAGACGAAGAAATTGATTTGTCAAAATACGCTGATTTAGGTTCTATGCAAGAAGACGAAGTTAAGGAAGTTGACTTGGAAGAAATTAAAAAAGAAATTAACAAAAGTATTGAAGAAACTTTAGGAAAATACTTTAAGTAAGATGCGTTTAATCTACGTCAATGAAATCGGCTCCGATTATAAAGGCCAAAGACAGTATGAATTCATCTTCAGTGAATCTGCTGAAATTGACATGGAGGAGTGGTTTGACGTACCGGCATCTTCTACAATGACTTCAAAGTCACCAAGCATTGAATATATTGACCTTGTAGGTCTACTCAAAGACACCGATTTAGTTTTAGAATTGATACAAAATTCTGACTACTTCGGTGTTATTGATGCTGTAGATGGTATCATCGCAATGGCTTGGGAAAAATCAAATTTTGATTTAGAATCCGATAGATTATTTTTCCGTTTTGGAGAAAATATTGAATCAGTCGTTAAAAAAATAAAATCGAGAGGATTCTCATTAGAACAACAAGAACTTAAATTTAAAGAAATATGAAACGCTCAGAAATCATAGAAAAATTATTATCTGAAGGTTTTACAGAAAAAACCTTATCTCGTTTGGGTGATGTACAGCTTCAAATTTTGGCAAAGACAGTATTAAAAGAAAATACCATGATGATTCCAAAAGAAAAAGTACAAGACATTGAAGCGGCGAAAAAAAGTAAACAAACATTTGTAACTTACGAAGAAACGGAGGTTTCTGAAGATGAATCAACCGAAGAAAAAAATGAGGTCGAGGAGTGGGTGTTAAATTTAGCGGAATCTAAATTTTCTACTTTTGCATCAAAATCAGATATTATGAGTGTTATTACTGAGAAAGTTAAAGAAGCGGCAATCGCAATGCCAGCAACCAAACCAACAAAAGGACATAATGGTGTTCCTGAATTTATGACATTTGATGCAATTGTTGGAACTCAACCTGAGACAACACCCGCACAACCTGAAGTAATTCCCGATGCACCTCCAACCGAAAAACCAAGTAAACCAAAAACCCCATATCAACCAGGACCTGGCACGGACCCTAAACCCAAAGCGATGGGAGAAGAAAAAAAGGTAAAATAAAATGGAGTTTTCTAAAAAAAATTTGTTATCATTGATAAGTGAAAACTTAGAAGAGATGGCAATGGATTTCGATACACCTGATAGACCATATCAGGGATTACAAGACAAATTAGCACAAGGAGATACTCCGTTAAAAAAAATTCCTTTACCATCAACAGGTGAGGAACCTAATAAGAATTTCCAAGAACTTTTAGCATCCGACAGATACAGGCAAGTTGTTGCTAAGGTTAGAGAATATACGGGAGTCGAAACTCCAATGCAGGGTGAACAAGGAGTGATGCCATTAGCTCATATGATGATGGGTGCACACAATGAGATTGTTCAAACTGAAGCTGCACATAGAGAAGAATTAGAAAGATTAGCAGTCGAGTTGGTAATGAAAGAGATGGGTATACCTGAAGGAGCATTACAATTTGACGCGAAGATTGTTGGGATGGGCGAAATTGATACTCAAAACTTCAATCGCGAAATGCAACAACAACAACCAAACATTGACCCTGTCGACATTGAACAAGATTTGATGAGTGATTTGGAATCAATGACAATGGAGAAAGCAAAAAGAAGATTAATCAATAATATGATACAAGGAGCATCTAAAAAAGGTCACTACATGTATCATTATGTTGCAGATAAAATTAGAGAAATTACAGGTTCAGATAGAATCATCAACCAATATGGTATTCTTATGTCAATCAATGATACGTTGTATTGGCAGTTAAGTGATGAAACCATGAAGATGATGATGGGTGGACCCGGAGGCGGTGGTTCTGTAGGTGGTAAAGAAGAAGTAAAAAGAAATACTAACCCACCAACAATTGTTGCTCGTGGTATAAATTTCCCAATCCTTGTTCATGAATTGATTAAGGGTATTATGGAATTATTCGCAATTCAAGGAAGACCTACAGACGAAGAGGGTAATGAAGATGAAGAAGCTTGGTCAGAGATTGAAGGTTCTGAAGATACTCTCGAGAAAGAAATGTGGGACTTACGTTTAGGTCCTGCAATTTGGGATAGAGTTAGAAGACAATTCCCTGAGGAAATTTTATTAGACGAAAATAAGTTTGAATTACAAAACTATTTGTTAGTTGAGATTTTCAAATTACCCGCAAAACACTTCTTAGTATTCATGAAGGAAGTCCTTTCAGGTTCAGAAAACGGTAAACGATTAATGAACGAATTAATGGAAGGTATTGACCAAATGTTTAAGGACCAAGATTATCAAGACGCGGTTGCTGCATTTAATGAAGACCTTAATAGTATAACAGACGATACCGATGACGATGACTTAGGGGACTTTTTAGGAAGTCTCGGAATTAAGTTATCTGACGACGACGAATAAAAGAAGGGTGGTTTTACCACCCTTTTTTCATATTTATATATATGGAATCAAGAATAGAACAATTAAAAGAGTATGCTCGAATATTGAAGGATGCACCGTATTCTCTTAAAACATATTTGCAGACATACGACAATACTCAGAAGAAATACGTTCCTCTTGAATTATTCCCTGACCAAGTGCAGTTAATTCAAGATTACGAATTATACAACGAAAATATTACAAGAAAGTATCGTCAGGCAGGTGTATCAACAGTAACATCTGCATGGATTTCAAGGAGATTACAATTAGCAAAACCCGAGAACCCTGAAAGGGTACTTGTGATTGCGAACAAAAGGGATACCGCAATTGAAATGGCAAATAAAATTCGTCACTTCTTAGAACAATGGCCGGATTGGTTAAATGTTGGTTTCTCTCCCGATAAAAACTCTGAAAGTAGATTTAGATTGAACAATGGTTGTGAAGTAAAAGCGGTGGCAACCTCTCCTGATGCACTTCGTGGCTACACTCCTACAATCCTTGTATTTGACGAAGCCGCATATATCGAAGCCGGTGAGGACTTTTGGGCGGCATCTATGGCATCCTTGTCTACGGGCGGTAAAATTATCCTTATCTCAACCCCTAATGGTTATGACCCAATTTATTATGGTGTATACGACCAAGCAATAAGGAAAATGAATGACTTCCATATTACGGATTTAAGATGGTTTAAAGACCCACGTTACACTAAAGATTTAAGATGGGTGAAATGTAATGATATCACACATTACATGTTGAATAGAGAACAATACGATGATAATGAAGTCGTAATGTACGAGTTTGATATTGAAAAATATAATGAGTACTTGGATGAGGGTTACAAACCATTCTCATCTTGGTTTGAATCAATGTCAAAAAAATTCAAGTATGATAGAAGAAAAATTGCACAGGAATTAGAATGTGACTTCTTAGGTTCGGGTGATGGTGTTATACCCGGTGATGTCCAAGATAACATCACTAAAAACATGTTACGAGAACCCAAAGAAAAATATATGCAAGGTACCTTTTGGCAATGGAAAGAACCTGTTGTTGGTCATAGATATATAATGGGTGTTGACGTTAGTAGAGGTGATAGTGAAGATTTCTCTGCAATTAATATTGTTGATTTTGATGAAAGAGAACAAGTCGTAGAATATATTGGTAAAATACCTCCTGATGATTTGGCTGCAATTGCCTATAAATGGGGAGTTTTATATGAAGCATTTATAGTAATTGATATTACCGGTGGTATGGGAGTTGCCACATCAAGAAAATTACAAGAGATGAATTATAAGAACTTGTATATTGATGGGGTAAACACTAAGAATATTTGGGAATACAATTCCAAAGCATTGGATAAAATACCGGGGATTAATTTTAACAATAAAAGAACACAGATTGTTGCGGCATTTGAAGAACAATTAAGAAAAGGATTTGCCGTTAGGTCCGCCAGATTAATGAACGAATTAAACACATTTGTTTACATCAACGGAAGACCTGACCACATGAAGGGCGCACATGACGACTCAATTATGAGTTTATCCATGGCACTCTACGCAGGTGATATGTGTTTCAGTCAGTTACAGAAGAATGAGAATGCCAATAAAGCCATGTTGGAATCTTGGACGGTTTCTGAAAGGACATATGAAGCAAAACAAACGTTTTATTCATATGGAAGTACCATGGATTCGATTGCTGCAATACAAATGGGTGGTGGGTCAAATAACAACCATCCCTTGGGTTCACCAACTAAAGACCACTATAAAGAGTATTCTTGGTTATTTTCCAAAAGGAAATAGTACCTCTTTATTAACCCAATAAAATTATTTATATTCTAAAGAAAACTATTTATATACATGGCAACAGATAATAAGACAGTATTTCAGAGGTTAACCAAGATGTTTGGGTTCCCCGGTAACACAAGACCAGAGGAGGCACCTTCATTTAATTTTTCCAAAGATGAGATACTAAAGACAAGTAGTAGAGAAGATTATGAAAAGGCAATGTTACAGGCACAACAGAGCCAATACATTGCAGATAAATGGACCAAACTCGAACAATCTCTTTACAATCAATCGGTATACTATGAACCAAATAGATTAGCAGCATACTACGATTATGAATCTATGGAGTTTACTCCTGAGATTTCTGCTGCACTTGATATCTATGCGGAAGAATCTACCACACTATCAGAAAAAGGTGAAATCCTTACAATTTTTTCTGAATCGACACGAGTAAAATCAATACTTGAAGATTTATTTATAAACCGTTTAGATTTAAATACTAACCTACAGATGTGGGCGAGAGGTGTTTGTAAATACGGTGATGATTTTGTTTACCTAAAGATTGACCCCGAAACGGGTATTGTTGGGTGTCAGCAATTACCGAACATTGAAATTGAAAGAATCGAAGGTAGAGAATCAAAAACACCTAACCAAAGAGACGCAAAAGTTCCAACAAGAGAACTGAGATTTCAGTGGAAGAATAAAGAATTAGAATTCCAAGCATGGGAAATCGCACACTTCAGATTATTGGGTGATGATAGAAAACTTCCTTATGGTACATCCATGTTGGATAAGATTAGAAGAATTTGGAAACAGTTACTTCTTGCAGAAGATGCGATGTTGATTTATAGAACAACAAGGGCACCTGAAAGACGTGTATTCAAAGTATTTGTGGGTAACATGGATGATAAGGACATTGAAGCATATGTACAACGTGTTGCCAATAAATTTAAAAGGGACCAAGTAGTTGACCCGAGAAACGGTCAGGTGGATATGAGATATAATCAAATGGCAGTTGACCAAGATTATTTTATTCCTATTCGTGACCCGGCACAAACTAACCCAATCGAAACTTTAGCGGGAGCACAGAACTTAGGTGAGATTGCCGATATTGAATACATCCAAAAGAAAATGTTAGCAGCACTTCGTATCCCTAAAGCTTTCTTAGGTTTTGAAGAAGTTGTGGGTGACGGTAAACAACTTGCATTGATGGATATTCGTTTCGCAAGAACAATCAATAGAATACAAAAATCATTAATTCAAGAACTTAATAAGATTGCACTTATCCATCTATACCTTTTGGGTATGGAAGATGAGTTAGATAACTTCTCTCTTTCATTAACGAACCCATCTGCTCAGTCAGACCTATTAAAGATTGAACAATGGAAAGAAAAGATTGAATTATATAAAAACGCAACCTCAGACCAATCACAGGTAGGTATCTTACCGGTATCTCATACATGGGCAAAGAAAAACATCCTTGGTATGAGTGATAGTGAAGTACTTCTTGATTTACAACAACAACGTATTGAAAGGGCAATGGGATTTGAATTGACCAATACTCAGAATGTTATTAAACGTTCAGGGGTGTTCGATGATGTCGATGCTAAGTATGGCGTACCTGAAGAAGAAAGACAAGAGGGTGGTGAAGCACCTGCAGGTGGTGACATGGGAGGTGGAGCCGATATGGGTGGAGGGGCTCCCGAACCCGCGGCCGGTGGTGAGTCTGCCCCATTAAGTGAATCAAGTAAAAAACGTAATATTCTAAGTATGTTAGGTGAAGACACCAATATTAGTGACCTTTTTGATGTCAATAAAGCACAACAGAATATTTATGAAATAGAAAATAAATTAAAAGATATATTAAACGAACAATAAAATGTCAAATTTTGGAGATGTAAAAACAAAATTGTTAGTTAAACTAGCAGAGTCTTACACAACTGATAACAAATCAGACGTAAAGGATTTATTAAAACAAGTCAAATCAAATAAAGATTTGGTTGAGATGTATCTGTTTTATGAAGATATTGAAAATAAACATATCCCAAGTGTTGAAACGGCAAAGTTGTTTGTTGAGCAAATTGAAACTCTTTTAATTCAAAAATCAAAACATTTGGGTGAATCATTAACTAACTTGTCTAACTTATTAAAAGACGTTAGTACCGATAAAAACGAAATTTATGAATGTTTAGATATACTTTCTGAAGATGTTACATTATTGAATGTTGAGAAGAAGGTAGTGGCTAAGGAAAAATTACTGAAGAGTTTAACCACTTCGAAAGTGAATCATGTTTCAGAATCACCAGTTCATACTGATAACCAATCATTGTTAAATGCGGTTTTGGTGAATAATTTCAACACCAAGTTTACCGACTTCATGAATGAAGAACAAAAGGAAACATTCAAAAAGATTGTTTCTATGAAAGATGTTGAGTTATCTGTGGAAATGACATCATTAAAAGAATCAATGTCAGGTAAATTCGATAAATTAATCTCAGAAGAAACCGATTCTGCGTTGATTGATAAATTGAATCAAGCAAAGAGGGAGGTGACCGAATCTACGGTTAATAAGTTTAACTATTACAGATTGATTGAACTTAGTAAAAGTTTAGATTAATCTTGTGGACCGTTTAACTTTTCTTTGTAAATAGCTTTAAGTTTTTCGGCCCTTTTAAGAACTGACGGTTTAACAAACTCTTGTCTTTCTCTTAACTGTTCGGTCTGCTTAGTTTTGTAAACCTTGTTTTTGTACTTTTTAAGTGCAATCTCAAGGTTTCTTTCTTTTGTTACGTCTATTATTATCATGTTTCTTTTTTAAAAATATAATTAAAATATTTGGATTTTTTAAGTTTATTCTGTATATTTTAAATACACCATAAATATACTAAGTATGAATAATATTAATGAAAAAGGGCAAGTTTATTACAATTGGTGTCCATAACAATGTTAAGATTGGATATGGCACCGTTGACTACAAAAACCTAAAAACGATTTACATCCAATTAAACTCTTGGACTCAACCTAATCACGAAGACTGTGACTTTGAAAAGTTGATTTCCAAAACAAGAAGACAAATCAAAAATAAAATTTACGATTTAAGATGTGAGTACTTCAAACCACAATCTATAGTTGACCTCGATATCAAAACAAGTGGTATTAAAACCAATAAAAGGTCATTCATGGATTTGGAGGTAACATTATATGTTGAGAAGTTCTTCGATGTTAAATCAAAAGATATAAAACAAATTGTATCAGACTTATCTGAAAGTATTATAGATACCATTTTAACTGACGAAACTTTGTTTAATTTTTACCAGACAAAGAATTAATCGGTTATTGGGGTATTTATATATAAAAAGATAAATGAAGATACTTGGACCTAACGATACCGGCAAAGGTATTTTAATCGAATACGACGCCGGTCATATATCTCCACAAGAAAATCAAAAGATTATAACTGAGATGAAAGACACAGATTTCTCTCAGGATATAATCCTTTATGCCGTTTTACAGAAATACGACACCCCAAACAAGAATGGTCGTATCTATCCCGAAACCATCCTCAAGAGAGAAAATGAGAAATATCAAAACCTCATTAAAAAAGGCGGTGCATTAAACGAATTAAATCACCCATCATCTTCACTCATCGATTTAGATAGAGTTTCACACTCTATTCTTGAAACTTGGTGGGATGGGAAAATACTAATGGGTAAAATCAAATTATTCACTTCTCCCGGTTGGAAGAAAATGGGTATCGTAAGTACTAAAGGTGACCAAGCGGCAATGTTATTGATGAATGGTGCAACTTTAGGTATTTCATCAAGAGGTGTGGGTTCCCTAAAAAACATTAAAGGACAAAACATTGTACAAGAGGATTTTGAATTGGTATGTTTCGATTTAGTATCATCACCATCAACTCCTGGTGCTTATGTATTCAAGGATTTAGGGGAGAGAGATAACTACGCAGAATCAATTCAAGAGAGACCTGATTCAATAGATAAAATGAAAAATCTGATGTCGAAGTTGGATAACTTTTTATCTAAATAAAGAATTTATTTTAGGTTTCAATATTGTAAAAAGTACTTTTTTACATAATCATAATATTTATAGATAAATAAAAATTTCCAAATGAGCGAAAAATCAATTTTAGAACAAGCATTACTTCAGGTTCAGACACTTGAAGAGGCAGTGAAAGCAAACGCAAAGGGTATACTTGCTTCTACCATGAAACAAGAACTAAATGATTTGCTAAAAGAATCATTGGAAGAAGAGGAAGAGGTTGTTGCAGAACAACCCGATTCTGAAGAAGAGACTCAAGACGATGTACCAGCCGAAGCTGGGGATGAGGAAGATGGTCTCGATAACGATGTTGAAGATGAGGAATCATCTGAAGACGATGAACTATCTAAAGATATCGATTCATTAGATTCAGAAGATGAAATGGGTTCAGAAATGGATGACATGGATTCTGAAGGAATGGGTGATGAAGATGTTGTAGACATGACAGGTGCCGACGAAGAAGAAGTTTTAAAAGTATTCAAGGCAATGAGTGCAGAAGATGGTATTATCGTTAAGAAGGATGAAAACCACATCGAACTTGAAGATGGTGACGATGAGTACATCATTAAGTTAGATGAAGAAGAATCAACTGAAGACGAACCTATGGAAGAAACTATGGACATGCCAATGGAAGAGGACGAAATCTCTGAAGAGTGGAATGAAGGAGAAGAAACCATGGAAGGTGATGAAGAAGTTGTTTATGAAATCGAACTTGATGACGAAGAATCTTCAGAGGGAGAAGTTTCAGAAGAAACATTCGACGAACCTCATGAAGAAGAAGTCGGTGAAGCAGCAAGAGCAACGTGGAACATTCATGGTGACAAAGGTGAAGCTGAAAGAGCAGGTATCAAGGGTAAAAAAGTATTCGCGGCAGGAGCAATCAACGAAGAAGTTGAGAACTTGAAAAAACAAAATGCTGAGTACAAAAAAGCACTTGTATTGTTTAAAGAAAAGCTTAACGAAGTTGCAGTGTTCAACGCAAACTTAGCTTACGCGACTCGTTTGTTCACAGAACATTCAACCACAAAACAAGAAAAACTCAACATCCTAAAGAGATTTGATTCTATCTCAACCTTGAAGGAATCAAAAAATCTTTATTCAACAATTAAAACTGAATTAGATACTAAAAAACCAATTTCTGAATCAGTAGTTGATAAGATTACTTCGGCACCTAGCACTTCGTCTTCAACTGAAGTCCTTTCAGAGTCAAAAGCTTATGAAAATCCTCAGTTCAAAAGAATGAAAGACTTGATGTCAAAAATAAAATAAAAATAAACAATAAAAAACCAAAAAAATACTAAAATGGGAGCATTATTAGAATCAGGTATGGTTGGTAACATCGGTCTTAAGCACCTTCGTGTTATCAAAGAAGATACCATCAAAAAATGGGATGACTTAGGATTCCTAGAAGGTCTTGAAGGCCATCAAAAAGATAACATCGCACAGTTGTATGAAAACCAAGCGTCTTACTTAATCAACGAAGCAGCTACTTCAGATGCTTCTGGTTCATTCGAGACAGTTGTTTTCCCTATCATCCGTCGTGTATTCTCTAAGTTGTTAGCTAACGACATCGTATCGGTACAAGCAATGAACTTACCTATCGGTAAATTGTTCTACTTTATCCCTAAAATCCAAGACACTAAAGCAGCACCATTCGGTTACCCGAATACTGAAGCTGACCCAGGTGCAGGTTACACTTCTACAAGAAGTCTTTATGACCGTTTCTACGAAGAAGATGACACCGCAACTTCAGGTTTGTTCGATTACTCAAGAGGAGCAGCCACTACAGTAATTGCTAACCCTTATGCATTCGTAACATTCAGTAATGGTGTTCCATCTGAAAGTACTGCAGCATTGAGTGGTTCTGTATCAAGTGCAATCGTTGTTCTTAGTGGTTTCACAACTGCAGGACAAGGTAAAATGGTAGGTGCCGACGGTAACGTTATGGATACTGAAGAATTCTTAGCTTCTTTATCTGTTGAAATCACTGGTAACACTACTGACAACAATGGAGTTAAAAACTTTAACGTTGTTACTCAGAAATACGGTAAAGGTATCGTTGAGTACGGTCAAAAAGGTGGTACTAACTTGAACAAATTCCAAGATATTTGTGACGAAGAAGGTAAAATCTATTTGAGTGTCGACCTTGAGTCTTACGACCCAACTTCAGGTTTCGCGGCTTCTGACTTTAGCTCTGACGATTTAGCTCTTGCTAACTTAAAAGTTACCTATAACACTTACGCATCTCTTGAATTCGAAGAAGAAATCGGTGAAGTATCTTTCGACCTTCAGTCAGTAACAGTTTCTGTAACTGAAAGAAAGTTAAGAGCTAGCTGGTCTCCTGAATTGGCTCAAGACGTTTCTGCATTCCACAACATCGACGCTGAAGCTGAATTAACAGCTTTATTGTCTGAGCAAGTTGCAGCAGAAATCGACCGTGAAATCCTTCGTGACATCCGTAAAGGTGCCGCTTGGAGAACTAAGTGGGATTACAACGAGTGGAAATACGGAGCAACCGGTGGTACTCCATTCATGGGTTACACTCAAAAAGATTGGAACCAAACTTTGGTTACCAAAATTAACCAAATCTCTGCTCAAATCCACAAGACAACTCTTCGTGGTGGAGCTAACTGGGTTGTAGTTTCTTCTGAAGTTTCTGCAGTATTTGATGACTTGGAGTACTTCCACGTTTCAAACGCAGGTCCTGAAGCCGATACTTACAACATGGGTATCGAGAAAATCGGTTCATTAGCTGGTCGTTACCAAGTTTACCGTGACCCTTACTTACCAGCAGGTAAAGTAATCATCGGTCACAAAGGTAAATCTTTGTTAGATGCAGGTTACATCTACGCACCGTATGTACCTCTTCAGTTGACTCCAACTATGTACAATCCATTCAACTTTACCCCAATTAAGGGTATCATGACCCGTTACGCTAAGAAAATGGTTAACAACCGTTACTATGGTGTAATCGACGTACATGGATTGGCTACGTTCAGTCTTGACACTTTAAGATAATCATTTGTCTTAATATAACTAAGGGGACCCAAAAGGTCCCCTTTTTTATTTTGTATATCCTAAAAAATATTATATTTGCATTATGTCTAAAATTAAAAGAATACCGGTTCAAGAATCAGATGAACCGATAGAATACGAAAAATTAAGATTAGATGTTTTAAAATCTTTGGTTGATGGTCGAAATATCGAATGTAAACACACTAAAGATGAAATGATTAAACATCTTAAATTGGATGATGACGGTAAGTATATTCGGCCAGTTACTTATCAAAAACAATCCGACGATACTTTTATTGTTGGCATTGCGATAAATGACGGAAAAAGTTTACAGGAAATAGCTAAGTTTGTCGAAAAGAATATTGCTAAGAGTATGGGTCTTTACTGTAATGATAGAATTCACTATATTTCTAAACAAAAACTAATATGAATTGGACTGAGTACTTTTTAAACATTGCGGAACAAGTAAAACTTAAATCGAAAGATAAATCGACTCAAATCGGTGCGGTCATTGTTGGTGTAGATAATGAGGTATTATCCACGGGATATAATTCTTTTCCGAGAGGTTTAGATGATACTAAGGAAGAACGTCAGGAAAGACCCGAGAAATACTTTTGGTTTGAACATGCGGAACGTAATGCAATTTACAATGCAGCACGTATCGGCGTGTCTCTTAAAAATTCAACAATTTATTTAACTTCAGGATTACCTTGTATGGATTGTGCTCGAGGAATTGTCAATTCGGGAATTAAAGTGGTATGGTGTAAAACTGAATGCACCACCAAAAACAAGGAAAAATGGGTAGAATCCCAAATGAAAAGTCAACAACTCCTTAATGAGTGCGGTGTTCAGGTGTTCTATTATTGAGTTTCTTTACCTTAACGGTTAAATCACCCGTACCCTTAATAACTCTATGATATGTACCCTCATTTATAAAGATGGGGATATTTTTTTTAATTTCGATTGGTAATTCATCATCCATTTGAAACAACCAATCAGTATCGTGTTCACAAATGACAATCCTATCCTCTTCATCGAAATGCCATTTTAATTCCATTTCAGATAAATCTGAGGTAAATGTTCTAATGTGAAATCCTTCTTTTAGTTCTTCTTTAAATGGAAAATCCATTACCAAGGGTTTGATGATTTAATACCTAACGCTTTTCTGTATCTTGAAACGTTACAACTCCAATATCCTGCTTTAGTTCTATCTTTCTTTTGGTCACATTTGTGACGTGCTCTGAATGATTTTGCTGCCGCTCTATTATTGTTTCTTACTCGAAGATTTGGGTCACCGAAGGTTACTTTAATGATGTTACCACTATTGTTTTTAACATACACGGCAAATTTCTTAGGTCCGCCCGGTGTTCTAAACGGTCTGTTCAATTTTACATTACGACCTCTATGTTTCGCTTCAACAAGATATTCCTCCTCATCTAAAACAAACGGTATATCTAAATAAACCTCTTCACCTTCATAAATCCCTGTTTGACCAATGTCGGTCATCAGTAATTCATAATCCTCACCAAATACCTCAAGGACCCCTTTGTTTAACAATTCTCTTGATTCGTTAAACAAATCAAAGAATTTTTGAGAATAAATTCTATATACATTCTCGATTAACGGTTTCTCTTGTGTGACATGATAACTCAACCCTTCACTTAAAACGATTTTGGACTCATTTAAGGACGTTAATCTCGGAGCCGAGTAACTTTCCATTACTTCAGAGAAATCTAATGTAATGGTCTTATTTTCATCAAAACGGGTAAATGTTGGGGTATTCCCCTTACCGTGTTTTGGGTCCTTCTTTTCCGCTCTTCTTTTTTGTTGTGTCATTGCCTTCTTTTCTTTTTTATCATATGAAGATGCAACTTTAGGTGTTTCTTTAGAAACCTTTTTAGATGGTCGACATTTAGGATAGGATTTACTGTCAGCGTCCTTTCGTCCACATGGTGGATGTTTACCGTCAACTTTACGACTTACGTCAACCCATTTTTCCTTAAACCATCTTCTAAGGTCTTCTTTTAAAACCTCACCAGATTCAAGACATTCCTGAACGTATTTCTTATCCTCTTCACTTATTAAAATTTTCATGTGATTACTTTTTACATTTTTTCCATCTGCCACCTTTAGACTTGTAGTTTTTTGCCGCCCAACCATTTGCATATGCACTTGGGTACACGTCGAATTTGGCTTTAGCTGCCGCTTTTGATGCTGACCATTTTTTTGGGTCTGTTGGACAATTTTTACTTTCGTCTATTTGGTATTCTTCATTTAATAAATCCTCATCTACGTTATTTTCCATATCGTCTCCCTTAGTTTGGTTCATTAAAAAATCAAATACTTGGTCCAATAAACTCTTAGCTTCTGAAATATGGTCTTGAGCCCAATCGTGTTGTTTAAGGATTGAATCTATTTGATTTTTATCCTCTCCCATCAACAATTCACATTGTCTCTTCATTTGTTCTATATTACCAAAGAACATGTAGTTTTCTTGTTCTGGCATTTCTCCTTCAGACAATGTCTTTAGGTGTTTTTTAATAATTTTATCTAAATTTTTCATATTAATAAATACTTTCAGAAAGATGGTTTTTTAAAACCAGTTTTTAGGGTTTGCCTTACTTTTTTCAATTTTTTTACCTAAGTCCTTAGCCCCATCTGCTACGGTGTTAACAACGTTGGTAGTTTCTTTAGCCACAGTATTTGCGACGTTGGTTGTTTCTTCGGTCACAGTGTTAATCACTTTCGGTGCTTCATCTACAATTGTCTCACCTATTTTAATTGCTGGATTTAAATCTAAATCAACATTAACGTCAGCATCTAAACCAACTAATAACGCGGCTTCCCCTGTTACACCAATACTAACTTCTCCATCTTTATATGTTGCATGACCTTCACCTTCTGCACCTACTTGTACTCCGATACTTGCACCAACACCACCACTAACTTCGGCACCACCTAATGGAGTATCAACACCAGCACTACCACCGGCCTCAACGCCGGCACCTGCACCTGCCATTGCTCCCCCACCTACTTCTACACCGTGTTCACCGACACTAGCATGTCCCTCAATACCGGCGTGAGCTTCGGCATATGCTCCGGCATGTCCTTCAGCATTTCCACCAACTTCGAGTTCCCCGATTGGTGTATCAATACCCGCACTTCCATTTACTTCTCCACTGGCTTCTACCTCAACTCTTGCGTCAACACTTGCTCCGACCTCTACTTTTGCGTCGGAACCATCCCATCCCGCTTCGACATGTG